CGATTTTGATATTGTTGGTGTATCGTCTAGCGGTGTTGAGTACACTGCGGAGGGTGTGCCACAGTTTGTCGTGGTTGAACCTCGCAATTTGATGGCTCGGAATTGGTTTTTCCGGTTTCTGCATCCTGACCCAGATAAGAATTTCAGGAGGTTGTCTAATTCTGGAATGTCTTTGAATGGTGGTTTGTCTCGGTTGCTAAAAGAGCGCCCAGAGGAGTCCAGTTATCGCCGTGGAGCTATTTGGTTCGGTTATCACTTGTTTGTTGCTATTCGTAGCACGCAAGAGAGGTTGACATTGGAGGGCATTCATAGGTACGATTTGGATTTGTTGGATTCAGTCTGGGCACTGGTGTTAGGCAAGCGTGTTGTTCCGAACCGCCGTGTAGATTTATCTCAATGGGATTGGTTTCAGACGATTTGGGGCACATTGTTGCCAATGCTAGTGATCTTTTTGTCATCATGTGACGTGAGTGCTGTTCAGCGTTTTTCTGACATATGTCAGACAAATACAAGTTGGATTTATCATTCGGCTTGGCGGACGTTGGCTTCTTATGTAGGAGCCACCGTTTACCGACCGTTGTTGGCTGACTTGCCTTCGTTGAAACGTGAAGAACGGCGCCGTTACGTGAATGGCCAGGTTGTGCACGTCGATGATGATCCGATTATTCGGAAGGTTGATGTAAAAGTTAAAGACGAGTTCGCAAAGTATAAGAAGGCAGCAAGATTGTATGTAGGGACCGCTGAAGGTGTTATTGCCGCTCCACATTTAGCGGAGTTTGGCAAGAAAGCCATTGACGGTTCGCATTATTTTACGTCTAGTTGTGGTCTTACTCTACAGGTGGTCATTTTGGGTGTAGTCCGGAGTGACAGTGTAGTTAAAGCTTTTGAACAGTTGTGGTTGACGACGTCGACCGTTGGTCATATGATGGTGCTTATCTTTAGTGATGATTCAGTTTACGCCGCGAACATTGGTGGTGAAGCACATTTATATAATGTTGACATTAGTAGTAATGATAGTTCCCAGGACGCTCCGGCGTTTTTGGTGACATCGCTGCTTTGTGAGCATTTTGGCAAGGATGCCGTGTTGGCTATTCTGCGCCAGTTAGATGCCCCCATGTTTGTGAAGAACCCTTCCGACTTTGATGCTTGGTTTAAGTTAAAATTCCATGCTTTATTCCAAGGTTCGGGTAGTTCATGGACGACCATATTGAATCATGTTGGTAGCTTTTTGATTGCGTTATCTGTGTTCTCTCATGTTGTTCATGGTTGTGAGTTTAGGGCCTCGATTATTCGAGGTGCTGCTTTCATTGGCCATGTTGTGACTATTGAAGACACTGAGTTGCAGTTAGAGCGCATGCAGTTTTTGAAGAGGTCGCCTTATGTTTTAAATGGGGTTTTTATCTCAGTGATCAACCAGGGGTGTATATTACGAGGATTAGGGGGTTATACGGGCGATTTGACGCCAGTGCAGTTAGGCGTGTCCGCTTGGGAGTTCCAGCAGATGTCTATGACAACTCGCATGGAACGTTTTTGCGGCGCAATTGTGGCTGGTTATAAGAATGAGCCCAATACCCCGATATTAGCTGCTTTGCGTAAGCGGTTTTTGTTTAGTGGCCATGTTATACAGCCCAACAGCGTGTTTTACCACGAGTGTGGTACCATGTCTGATGTGTCTGAGTATGTGGTCGGGTGGGAGTATATGACTTTTAGGTATGGTTTGAGTGAAGAGGATTGCGCTCCGTTGATTAATGCCATCTTGTCGCTGCGTTTAGGGGATGCTATAGTGTCCGACGCATTTGCGCGCATCATGTGTGTTGATTACGGTGTAGCGTAGTTTTTATT